ACGGCAATCGTGGAGTATAATTGATGGCCCAACACGACTTTAACATTGATAACCAGAGCGCACCCGCGTTTCGTGGTGATCTGAACAATGCGCTGGAGGCGTTGGGTACGCTGTCCAGTGGCGCAACTGCACCCGCGACGACTTACGCCAATATGCTATGGTACGACACGGCCAACAACATCCTGAAGATGCGGTCGGAGGCAGACGATGCTTGGATTGCTTTAGGGACGTTGGACCAAAGTGCTAATACCTTTGCCCCAGCTGGTGTGGCTGAACTAACCCAAGTGCAAGCTGAAGACGACACGTCCACAGTATTCGGGCAGGTGTCTGGGCAGCGGTTGGGGCAGGCTATTGCGGCAACTCCTACTGTGGATGTAGCGACCGCAATCGCTGCACTGCCTTTGAACGGTGTGGGCACTTACGCGATGTTATGTCGCACTTTGACAGGCAGCGACGGTGACGTAACAAAAGGGGACACTTATGCGGGTAGTTCCTTATTCTTCCTTGGTCCCCTCGGTCGCACCTCGTCCACATCCAACGGCTACTATGGTCGTGTTCACACAGCTGGGTTAAGCGGTACGTGGATGGCCACTGGTACTCACAGCAGCACGCCCATAGGTTCCAGCAACGACTTCTATCAAGGTCAACTATGGTTAAGGATAGCCTAAATGAACTATAGAAACGCAAAATTTACAGCGCAACCAAACATTATCGACTGCGAGATTGAGCATCCCAAGTTTGGCTGGATACCCTACACGCTTGACCCTGCTGACACAGATCAGACGGTAAACAACGCGGACCTTATGGCATTGGTCCAAGGTCGCAATGACGTGGCAGAGTACGTTGATCCGCCTGTTGACCCCAAAGCCCTCGCAACAGCCGCCCGCACCCAACGCAACGCCTTGCTCACAGAGTCCGACTGGACGCAGGTAGCAGACGCGCCTGTAGACAGCCAAGCATGGGCCACCTATCGGCAGGTATTGCGCGACATCACGGTTCAAGCGGGCTTCCCAGAAAACATTGATTGGCCTGTCAGTCCGTGATATAGCTGCGCTCAATCGCTTTTTATAAACGGAGCCTGACATGGCAACTCTTAATGACCGCGTGTTCGACAACGGCTTGACCGTTTTGGATACAGAAGCAAACGCAATCCACATCACGTCGGCGGAGGCAACTGACTTTGCCAACGTATCGACCGTGACGCTGGGCAACAGCACATCGCTGAGCATTGGCGCACCTGCTGACCGTGCTGGTGGTGGCCGTGAAGTTACTGTTGCAGCTATCACTGATGGGTCTGTCACAGGCACAGGCACCGCTACTCACTACGCTATTGTAGATACTATCAACTCTCGCCTTTTGGCTACGGGTTCTCTGTCTGCATCACAAGCGGTCACCTCCGGCAACACCTTCACACTGTCTTCCGTAGCAATCGGTATTCCTGATCCCGCTTAAGGTAATTTAGTATGGTAACTCTCGTAAACAGAGCCAAGATGACCACTGCCACCACAGGCACTGGCACGATTACCCTTGGCACTGCCGAGAGTGGCTATCAATCCTTTGCTGATGCTGGTGTGGTTGACACTGATGTGGTGCGCTACGTCATTGAGGACGGTACGGCATGGGAGATCGGCACAGGGACTTATTCCGCTGGAACCTTGACGCGGGTGCTGGGTGAAAGTTCTACGGGGTCTCTGCTAAACCTGACGGGCAGTGCGGTGGTGTTCGTTTCTGCTGTAGCTGACGACTTCACCCAAAGCATTGACGGTGGTTCTGCAAGTACGGTCTACATCGCGGCACAATCTATTGACGGGGGAACAGCATAATGGCTGACCAAATCCAACTTCGCCGTGACACGGCTGCTAACTGGACGAGCGCAAACCCTATTCTTGCCTCTGGCGAGTTCGGCCTTGAGACTGACACTGACCAGTTTAAAGTTGGGGACGGTACGACCGCTTGGACGTCTTTGGGGTACGGTGGTATCCAAGGACCGCAGGGTATTCAGGGTATTCAGGGTATTCAGGGCGAGACTGGACCTCAAGGTCCGCAAGGTGACCAAGGCATTCAGGGTATCCAAGGTATCCAAGGCGAGACTGGTCCGCAGGGTCCACAAGGTGAACCCGGTGAAGTAACTGCCGATGGTGTGTTCATTCTGACCAACAAGACACTGGTTGACCCGATCATCACGGGAACTGTGGTTGAGGACGTGTTCGCTTTGACAGGCACAACGCCCGCTCTTGATCCATCCAACGGCTCTATCCAGACATGGACATTGACTGGTGCGTCTACACCTACAGACAGCCTTTCTGCGGGTGAGGCCATTACGCTTATCATTGACGATGGCACGGCATATGAAATCACATGGCCTACTACAACATGGGTCAACAACGCTGGTGCGGCTCCTACGCTGGCCGCTGATGTGCCTACGGTCATTGCACTGTGGAAAGTATCCACAACGCTTTATGGCGCTCTTGTAGGGGATGGTTCGTAATGCTGTGGTCTAAGGCGATAGGTGCGGGTGGGACGTTTGGTGGTGGCGCTGCATTCTTCGGGCCGAGAGGTGTGTTTGGCGGGGGTATTGCAGGAGGTACTGTAAATACAATTTCCTATGTCGCGATTGCAACGCCAGCTAACGCTGAAGATTTTGGCGATCTGACCGTCGCTAGGTCTGAGCTTTCCGCCTGCTCAAACGGGAGCAGGGGTGTTTTTGGAGGTGGCAACTTTTCCAACATTATCGATTATATAACAATCGCAACAACGGGGAACGCCTTTGACTTTGGAGATTTGTTTGGGAACAGGTCTGCTTCAGCGGCCTGTTCCGATGGGAGCAGGGGTGTTTTTGGCGGCGGGCGGTATGGCCCAGAACTTTCATCCATTGACTATATAGCCATCGATACAACAGGTAACGCAGCGACATTTGGGACTTTAACTGAGACAAGAGATTTGCTTGCAGCCTGCTCTGATGGGCTAAGAGGTGTTTTTGGGGGCGGTGGCGGCTTTTCGGGGTATCGTACGACAATAGACTACATCACCGTCGCCACCACGGGCAACGCCATCGACTTTGGTGACTTAACACAGGCACGTGAGGGACTTTCATCTGCGTCAAGCGAGACTAGGGGGGTTTTTGGTGGTGGAGCTACGTCCGTATATCCGTTTTACGCCAACATTATCGACTACATCACAATCGCCACATCGGGGAATGCCGCAGACTTTGGAGATTTGACTGCTACTAAGCGAAACTTAACGGCTTGCTCCAATGGTGATCTTGTGTTGTTCGCAGGGGGTGACGGTCTAAGCACGATTGACTACATCTCCATCGCCACCACAGGAAACGCCGCAACTTTTGGCCAACTGACCGCTGCTACTTATCTTCTTGCAGCAACGTCAGGTGGATAACATGAGCAACGAAATCACAACCACACAGAGCAGCTTCGCTTCACTTGCCCCCGCCAAGGCGGTTGAGCTGGCATCTGCACGCCTGCCTGAGATGGTAGCCAAGACGCAGTCTTTTGGGCGCAGCAACAGCCAGACGACCACCAGCCTGATGAGCCTCACGATGCTCACGGGCCAAGCGCCACACCGTCAGGTGCGTCAGGTTCTCGCGGAGATCGCCAAGCGCCAAGCTGCTCTAGCCGAAGCGCAAGTCAGCTACGTCGAGCTTACCGAAAAAGAGCCTGATCCGGACTGTTCCGAGGCACTGCATGAGGCCAAGCAGCGGCAGAAGGCTTTCCAGTTGCAGCAGATGGAGAACCACATCTCCGGCGCGGTCAAAGACATCGCGGTCCTGATCGCCGCCTATGACAACCTTGTGGCCACGCACGGCATGGAGAACTGGACCGAGGAAGACTTCGAGCGCCACGAGAACAAGTTTCACGTCCGGCGCGGGTTCGAGCTTCTGTACCGCAATCTTGTGGAACTGGGTCGCGGCAAAGAGGCGTCGATTGAATACCTCCAGCAATTCGGAGTGCATATCCAGATCGCCCTGCGCGAAGTCACCGGATACATCGCCGCCACCGACGAAAGCATTAACCAAGGCGCCAGACCTACGGCGGCAGACCTTGAAAACTTCCTCGACCAGATGGCCCTCAAATACGAGAACTGCGCGGTTGAAGTTACCCAACGGATGTTCGGGGTGGATACTATCGCCAAGCCTGAATTTATGTCGCTACCCAAAACGGAGGCTTAGATGCCACACCTGAAGATCACAAACGGCCAGCCTGAGATTTACTCAATCGGGCAACTGCGTCGTGACAATCCGAACACGTCCTTCCCGAAAGTGCCAAGTGATGCGCTTCTGGCAGACTGGGATGTTTATCCCTACACCGTGCAGGACCAGCCTACGGTTGACTACATGACTCAGACGCTCAAACAGACGGCGCTCACCGAGGTCGATGGCGCATGGACCCAAGGGTGGGAGGTCAGCAACCTGTCCGTCGAGGACGCAGGGCGCAACATCAGATCGCACCGTGACAACCTACTGCAACAAACCGACTGGATGGCCCTAAGTGACGTTACAATGTCTCCAGCTTGGGCATCGTATCGTCAAGCGCTTCGTGATATAACCGCACAAGAAGGCTACCCTTATTCGGTCATCTGGCCCACCAAACCGGAGTAAACCATGCTAGGATTTTCCCCTCTCGCCTCCGCTCCGTTAGGTGATGATGGGGTTGTATCTGCTGAGATTGTTTACCCTCTTACTGGTGTAGGTATCACTACAGGGACGCCTTCTGTTGGTGTGCTTATTGTATCTGAAGTTACAACTATTTCCTTGTTAGGTATTACTACCGGTTCACCCACGGTAGATTTAACAGATTTTACGCAAGTACATTCCCTGATTACCGCTAGTATTACCACAGGCGCTCCGGTAATTGGCGCTGCGAGTGCCTCTGAAGGTGCTGGGATTGTTGCTGTAGCCATTACCACAGGTGTTCCTGTTGTTGGCACACCTATTGTAACCCAAGACCAAATTATTCTAGCTGACGGTTTGACGACAGGATTCCCTGTTATTCTACCGTCAACCATGGCTCAAGACCATTCACTAGCTGCTGCTAACATCAACGCAGAGCCTCCTGTCATTGGTTCACCCACTGTATCTGAAGCTACAGGCGCTATTGCACTTCCCATTACTACAGGTGCGCCTACCGTAGGCACCTCAAGTATAGCCCAGACGCATAACATAGATGCCGATGGTGTAGTTTCTCAAGAGCCTACTGTAAGCCTATCGGTTATTGCTCAAGTCCACCAACTAACCTTGGTCGATGTAGTAACAGGCAATCCAGTGGTGGGTGTGGGATACGTCAATGCTGCACAAGGTAGAGCTGTACATGTTTCTGACCCGTCAAATAACATCGCAGGCGTGACGGATGGGCCGAATGTCTGTATAGTGTCGGCAAATACGCCTAATCATGTGATTATCGCAAAAGCAAACGAGGCCGCATAGATGACATTTTACGTCAAACAGAACGACACCAGTCCGGCGATGCTGGCAACTTTGCAAGATGCAAATTTCACGGCGGTTGACATTACAGGCGCTTCAGTTCGTTTTCACATGCGGCCAATCGGGTCCGCTCAAGTCACCGTGGACGCGGCGGCGACCATTGTGGACGCACTGGCGGGCGAGGTCAGGTATGACTGGCAAGCGGCTGACACGGCAACGGTCGGCGCATATCAGGCCGAGTTTGAGGTAACATATGTTGACGCCAGCATAGAGACATTCCCGAATGACGCTTATATCCGCGTTCAAATTATTGACGACATTACATAAGAGGCCGCCATGAACGACCCGTTACCGCTACTCGATGCGATTATGCAGTACCTCATAGTCCCTGCCGTGGTGTGGCTGTGGATGCTGCACAAGACTCAGGGGGTCCAGAGCACAGATATTGCTGTCCTGCGAGCAGAGGCCAATGCGCGTGATGTTGCCCGCAAGGAAGAGCGCGAAGCAACGGCAGCGCAACTCGACCAGATTTTGACCATGCTACAGACGATAAACGGTCGGATCGACGGCGTAATGGTAAAGGGCAAAGACCGATGAAGCGCGAGTTTACAAGTTACAAAACGGTCCCAATCTCTATCTGGACTTGGCCGTCCTTCAGCCCCCGCGAGATGGCCTGCAAAGGCACCGGCAAGCTGATTATCGACACAGATGCGATGGACGACCTGCAATCCCTGCGCGACATGCTGGGCAAGCCTTTGATTATCACTTCTGCGTATCGATCGCCTGAGCATAACCGTGCAGTCGGTGGGGCCAAAGCATCAAAGCACATGGAGGCGATTGCTTTTGATGTGCGCATGGACAACCACGACCCGCACAAGTTCGAGCAGGCAGCGCGTGCTGCTGGGTTCACAGGCTTTGGCTATTATCCCAAGTCTGGCTTCATGCACATTGATACAGGACCAGCGCGTAGCTGGGGCAAGCCGTGGCCGAAGACGCAGACCGAGTGGCCAATTGAGCCACCACGCCAACCAGAAACGCTGACCGAGGATAAGGACGCACAAGCAGCGGCTGGGGCAGGGGTAGCAGGCGCATTAGCCGTAGCTGCCGACTACTTGCCCATCCTTGGCGGCTTGGGCGACACAGCGCAGCTTGTGGCCGTCGTGGTTGCGGCTCTGTTCATCGGTTATATCCTGTGGAAGCGAGCGTGAGAGCATATCTGTCTGGCATAGTGGCGGCAATGGTCGCCCTTGGTGCAGCCCTGCTTTATGCCAAGGGCCGAAAGGACGCTGACGATGCAAATGCCGTTCAAGACTTCAATGAATACATCAACACGCGCAAGCGGATGGATGAAACCAATGGCCCTTCTGATGCTGACGTCCAGCGGTGGCTGCATGAGCGTGGCAAGTGCAAGCGCAATCTGTGATGGGTCGCTTGACCTACGGACGCATCATGCGGCGGCTTTATCGCAGGATGGCGGACCGCTATCGCAAAGGACCGGCGCGGCGCTGATAAGCACGTTGGACGCGGGTTGCGACGATGCCTAGCCCAACAATAGCAAACAAAGCCATATCAGACGTTCAGCAGGCCGCATGGGATGCCGTTCAGGAGCATGGAACAATCCGGGCTGCGGCGCGGGCGCTGGGCAAAAATTACAACGGCGTCCATGAGGCATATAATAAAGCTAAGGCAAAGATTGAACTTGACCCAGGCGTTGCCGATGCGCTGGATCAGGTCGGCATCCAAGACCCGACACGGGTGCGCGGAGGCTGGCTTAAAACAAAGCACGCCAGCGTCCAGTTTAGTATGCCTAAGATTGGCGAAATTGGCATTGAAGACAGCGCAGAGCGCATCAAGGACGCGTTGCAGGGCATTGACCCGCCAACGCCAATAGACGCCCCCACAGACGCCGCTGACAACCTGCTGACGCTCTATCCCATGCCGGATATTCACGCGGGCCTTAGAACCGACGCACAGACGCTGGAAAGCACTGTTGAGAGGCTTGTCGGCGGAATGCGGGATTGCGTCAGCCGTTCGCCAAAGTCCGCCACAGGTGTCTTGCTGGTGCTTGGGGACATGCTGCACCACAACGACAATGAAAACGCAACGCCCGCGAGCAAGCACGCGCTTGATGTGTTGGCGAGCATTGAGGAAACGGCGCTGGCGATGATTGCGGGGCTTGCGCGGTGCGTTGAGATTGCACTGCTGCACCATTCTCGCGTGGTTGTCAGCATTCTCAGGGGCAACCACGACCGCGACGCATACTTGATTGTGCTTTACTCGCTGGCCGAAAGATACCGCAACCACCCGCGCATTGACGTACAGCGCGATGAAGGCGAGTTCTTTGTCATCCAGCACGGCAAGTGCCTGCTTGCAGCGCACCACGGCGACAAAGCCAAACCGGAGCGCCTTGTGATGGCGCTGGCCGACGAGTTCCCCTCCCTCTGGGGCGAGACGCGGCACAGGTTCTATTACACAGGCCACCTGCATCATCACAAGTCGGCAGACATCGGCGGGGTTCAATGGGAGCAGCTTCGGGCTGTCACCAAGCGCGACAGGTACGCAAAAGATAACGCCTACACCGCGAGGTCGCAAATGCAGGCGATTACCTTTGACGATAAGTCTGGCGAAGTCAGCCGCGTAAAGATCAATCTTTAACTATCCGCTTGCAGCCGCTTTACTGATTCAGTAAACCGTCTGCGTGAGCGGCGCTTGAATGAAATACTAAGGTTATGATCTAGCCGGACGTGCTATCGAATGCGCCACATTCTGACTTTCCGCGCCGCTCACACGATTACTCCCCCAACTCCCCGCCCAATGCCATATAACCGCAAGCATCGACGCTGCTGTCCCGATGTGGACCGTTGCGCAAACGGGCAATCTTGAGCAAAGCCATCATGTGGCACACGTCTGCTGGCGTTATACCAGCATTGGTATATGCCGACCACATATCAGCAATGACGCCGAAGTTCTCCGCCGGACTGCCGTAGTGTTCCTGCCGTGGGCCATTGATAAGGCCGTCAGCCTCGGCCAGAATTTCGCTGCGTTTTGTCATCATATTCTCCAATCGAGTTTGCGTTCTTCTATCTCCCGCAGCAGTTCGTCTGCCTTCGGGTTGTCGTACCGAACGCACGTCTTGTATGCGTTCAGCAGGTGTTCATCGAGCATGTCTTCGATGTAGATTATGCCGTCATGCGTGGCCCACATCCCACGGCGGGCGCGGGCTTGCGGGTTATCCAGCAGTTCTCCAATTATCTCACACGAAAGATCAACCGCTTCACCCATCATTCTTTCTCCATTCCTGCTAGGGTGGAGCGGGCTTCGACTGCCCCAGCTTCCGATTTTGACGCCTTTAGTTCCGCCTCCAACTCAGCAACACGTTGCTCGGCGGCTTCGGCGCGAGCGATAAGCGACGCACAACTATCTTCGCCGCCCTCGTTTAGCAGGAAATCAAGTTCATCCGTCAGCGCCTCCAATTCAGCAACGCGGGCAGATAGGGCAAGAAGCGTTTCAGCGCCTCGTTTTATATCGTAGCCTGTGTTACTACGCCTGCGGCTGTCCAGAACCTCGGCCAATTGCTCAACCGCCTCGGGTGATGTGTCTATCTTGTCAGTCACAGCCCCACCTCCTGCACAACATGCGCGGCAATGTCATATGACAGCGCATAGAGAGCCATCCCGACGATAACAGCGGCACACACCCACGGCCACACATCAAAGCGCGGCTTGGGTTCTGGCAATGCCCAGCGGTCGGTGCGCTTCATAATGCGCTTGATTGTTTCAATATCAATCATGTCGTCTTGCAACTTATTCATTTCCCATCTCCTCCGCATACGCATCTCGCACAAAAGCGGTTAGAAGCTCTGCCAGCGACATGCCGCGTGGCAGTTGATTCAGCGACCACAACAATTCGTCTTCGCTCAAGCCGCTAAGAGCCTGCTTAATGCTGCCACGCTCACAATCCTTTTCTTTCAGGATTAACGTCACTTGGTCGTGACGATTCATTATGGGCTTTGGCGGCAACAGGCCCAGTTCGCGGGCTTTGGTTATACGAGTGCCGACCCAATTTCTGTTCCTATCAAGTGTCTCCCCGATCTGAATGTTGTTCATACCCTTGAGCCGCAGCTCCGCAACCAGCTTTGCGCCTTCAATCTTTGTCATGTTAGTCATTGCCCTGCCTCCGTTACACGCGCCACGATTGCGGCTATGGTTTCGGGGTCGGCGGATAGGGCTTCAATTTCTTCAGCCGCCGCGATTGACCATTTGTATATAGGGGCTGCAGCCGCTTCCAACGCAGCCCGCACAAGGTCAGCGGATAGGTCGGCGCGGGTGTTCCATGCGTTAGTCAGAGTTTCCTCATTATAACGTTCTAAGGAAATGGGACCGATAGCTTTGCATCTGTGAATAAGTCGCCACACTCCGAGGACTTTGGTGGTGTCAGTTACTTCCGCATCACCCCCACAAAACGGGCATGGCTTTAGCTTCGGTGCATCGGTCATTGACCCAACCCCTCTGGTCGCGCCACTGGGCGCATGGATGTGATTGGTGCTGAAGTGTAATCGCAATGCACCTCGACCTCGTTGCCGAGCGCCTCGAAGTTTCGTGCGATCAGCTCGCCATCGCGGACGCACTCCATTGGCTGCGTCGTCACGAATGCCTCGCCCGTGTATGAACCTGACGTGATGATGAATGTGATAAATGCTAGTTTGTTCATTGTCTTTCCTTTTTCTGTTTGATACCCAGCCAGAGCGGGGCGTTCAATTTCAACCTTGGTTGTGATTGGTCACAGCGTCTACCAAATGCGCCAACATTTCAAAGCCTGCCAGCGCCCCGCAC